CACTTACACGGAATTGGTTCTCGATTTGGTCGAATGTAGTCGTGTCGAGGATGTCAGACACGGAAATCTCATCAGTGATCTTTCGACTTGTATATGTTGGCGTGTCAAATGTTCCTGACTGATCGTAGTAAAACGGAACCCACAATCTACGTTGGAAGTGGATACCCCAAGGTGCGCCGGGTTGGTGCATGAACCCACCCCCTACGCTAAATCTGCCTCCAAACTCAAAAATATCTGTGCTTGAGGTGCTGTAATTGCCAACTGGGGCATACCATTCAATCGTCGTTGTAGTTGCCGAGACGACTTGATATTCCTTGCCAACCATTTCAGCAAAATCAACAGTTTCAGCTTGGCGAACAATAATGATATCTCCAGTTTTGACCGTTACGTTGCCAGCGACTGTTGCAGTTACCAGTCCACTTGCAATTTCAACGTCTTTAGCCTGTATATTGAACGTCTGGGGTTGGGTATAAGCACCACCCGGAGACAAAGTAAATCCGTCAGTGGCGGTAGCAACCGTGGCAACAAATGTTGTGCTTGTTGAAATACTTGCGGCTAGGAACGTGAATGTATCTTGTCCGGTCACAGTAGCAACCGCATATGTCCCGTTAGGCGGCGTTCCTCCAGTAAGTCCCGTTATTGTAACCAGCGTTCCTACTACCAATCCGTGATCCCGGACATTTACCGTTACCACGGTATCTGGACTAGCTGTTCCATTAGAGCTTGCCGAAATAATTGGCCGTCCATTTGGATACCACTCCAAGGCTTGTTGCCCGTCACGGAACAACATTACCTTGTCGAACAATTGGATCATGTCAGTGTCGCTACCAAGAGCTTCTCCAGCAGGATACGGAATGTCAGTAATGGCATACCCATCCAAGTCGATCTTCTTAGCAACGGTATCCAGTGCAATAATCACATACTCCTTGTTGCTGTCGTTTGGATCGCTGAACAAGCAAGAAGCCCTGACGTTGGCGTTGGCGTCATCATTGATAGCCATCTGGGACAACGTCCCTGTAACGTAAGTGGGCGGGGTTGTTACCCCAGCAATCGTGTAGTCCAACGTGTTCGCGTCAAAGTAAGTAAGCACAAAGCTACCGTTAAACGACGCATCAAGTCCAGCAATCGTGGCTAGTCCAGAATCCGCAACGGCAAAGCCGTGAGCAGTAACCGTAAGGCGAACAGTCCCCGTAACTGGGATTGTCACGTTGCTGATTGTCTTTGGCGTATCAATCAGCAGGAAAGGCAACTGCAATGGAGAACCTCCCGTAGTCAACGCACCAGTCCTACTCACCACGTTCTTCCGTGGCTTCCAGTATCCCTCCATGCGTCCATTCAACGACTCCCTTACCTCACCCTCTTGGAGTTGGTTAAGCTGGAGCCTCTGGTTCACGCTTTGAAACCCACGATCAGCAACCTCGCCAATCGCAGAATCCATCGCGCTACCACTCTGGGCAAACTGGGACATTAGGCGTAGTAAACAATCACCACACCGGATGTCAGAATCACTTGGCTGAAGTCACCACCAATGCCCAAGCCCGCAGGAAGCGTAATGGTCTGCAACCGCGATGCACCAGTGATGCTCCCAGACGCACTTGCCACAGTAGCCAGCACAGCGTCATTAACAACCTGAATCCAACGGATCTTGCCTGTATAAGTGGTAGAAGCAGTGGAAAGCACAATGCCTCCACCTTGGCCTTGCAGGTCGTAACTTACGGGACTAGACATAATATATTAAGGTGTCACCAACGCAACACGCATTGGCTCAAACGCAAACTACCATATATCAACAACCTGTCAAGCGTATTCACAACGTGTGATACCATACACATAAATGGACGCTTTATGGCATATCCTGCACACCACAGCACATGGCCCCCTTTAGCCATTTTTTGTCTGACTGGTTTATCGCTCCCCTTTTTCCTGCGCTCCGAAAACCGGACCCCCTCCCCCCCTATTGCATCCCAATTGCGTTAAGAATGGTGATCTACCACACAACTTGTTACAATAACCGTAATGCTGAATCGTGTTCCACAGGCTGTAGCCCATGTTCTAGGCTTGTTCCACGGGATTCGAACACTAGCAGAAGCTGTAATTAACCCGTCATCGTGCCTGCTTTAGCACCAGCACCACCATATGTAGTGGCATCATTGTCGATAAACCGTGGAGAACGAAATGCTTGACACAGTTAGGAATACCTGAGTAAAATCCTCGCGGAGCGGAGAATGAGACATGACTTGCTCATACTGCGAAGCGTATAGCGAAGCAGGAACGGCACTGACCCTAGTAACCTCTGCGAATGCTCATACTGTGTAGCGTAGCGGAACAGTTACAGCCCTGACCCCATTAACGGCAGCGCATGCTCCCGTTAATATCTATGCGCGTTACGGATATTATTAGCGATAACGGGAACGATTTTCTGCGGGGCTTCTCCTCTTTAATGGGCTTATCCTTCCTTCCTCCTTCATTCGACAATACCCCATAAGCTAGCCATGATGGACCGTGGAGCTTGGAGTCTTGAGGGTGTTGCGCTGCTGCCAGTGTGACTAGGGGCTTGCGTTATTTGCCCTGCAATCTGGCTCGTTTGCTCGTCATCCGGGCTTTTTTTGCCATCAGCAACCCCTTGTATTTCCTACGTTTGTGGCTTGGTTTGAAACTATTTTCACTTTTTACGAACTTTTTATCGACAATGCGTATTTAGCGGGATAGGTTCCTCTCAGTTGCACGACGCAACGCTACACCACACCACACCACACTGCGATGAAAACCACGCTCAATCCAATGAAACGAATCGTCAAAACCGGGACCTCCTACACCGCCGAAATTCACGGTCGAGTCCGTCATTGCACGATCGCTACCTTCGACGATGGAACGACTGACCTTGTTGCCATTTGCGACATTGTTAGCCGCGACGGGCGGAAATTCCTTAGTCGCACACCTCGCTAATCTGAATAACCTGCTGGGGGTCAATCCCCCAGCGCAATCCCAAACAATCAAACCAATGACAAAAACGACAAAGAAATACAAAGGAGCGACCATCTCCATCACCCCGACCACTGTTGCCTACAGGGACCAAGCTGAGATATTCAACCACATCCATTTTTGGCTCAGCGTCTCCGGTGCAGCCACAGGCAACATATACAACATGCCCGTGGCTTGCCTTCCCAAAGCACTGCTACACGCCCGGAGGCGCATTCTGAAAGCTCGCACCCATCCACGATTGGGGTGGGCTTAATCCCTCACCCACAAGCGGTTCAATCCCGCTTCACACACCACACACCAAATGAACACCACCATGAAAAAGAAAACACAATTCAAGAGCCGCTCCAACTTCATGTTTGTAGAGCGCAAGCATGTCGCCGATATCCTCCATTATCACTACAGGAGGGAAATGGGAGTCCTCAAAAAAACGGCTTACGGTTACAGCCTTAACGGGTCGCCCTTGTTCGTGGAGATTCCATAAAACAATCCAAGCGGGTTCAATCCCCGCTTCACACCCACACCATACAAAACGATGCAATCCATCCTTATTATCCCTGCCGTCTTCTTTGTTGCCCTCGTCGCCATATTCGGCATCCGACAAGCTCCCGGTATCTTCCTTGGAATCGCTGCCGCTTGTGCCGTGATTTACGTCGCCGCTGCAATTATCCACGCTTGAGCCCATGAAAACTTACAAGCCAGCAAAGCACCCAAAAAGCGGACAATGGCACGTTGTCGGGTATATCGGCGGCGGTCAATACATGGAAATATCTGGACCGTTCGACTCTCAGGAAGACGCTGAAAAGTGGATTCCGGGCCAATTAAAAGCCGATTCCGCCGCTAAGAATGGAACTTTGAATTGGAAACCCGACAAATTGGAATTTAGTTCTTGAGTATCGGCACTTAGTCGCCATTCTCTACACATAACGAAGCGCGGCCCGCGATGCAGGGCGAACAAATCAAATCAAAACGAATCAAACTATGAAAACCACACTTAGCACATCAGACATTGCCCGCTCACTGCACAGAGACGACAACGCCAATTGGTCATGGAACGGGGCGAAAGCCCTTGCGGAATACTTGGAACAGCTTGAGGAGGAAACTGGCGAGGAAATGGAATTGGACGTTTGCGCCATCCGATGCGACTTCTCGGAATATGAGAGTCTTGAGGCATGGGCGAGCGACTATTTCAGGAACCAAGCAGACGCCGTTGACCAGCTTGGATTGACGCTTGGCATGGACGGATCAATTGACGAGGAAGGCAACGAAATTGACGATTTGATCCGCTCATACATCCGAGACAAGGGGACGTTGATTGAATTCGACTTTGGCGTCATCGTTTCCAGCTTCTAAATTCCGAAACTCCTTCGCGGGAGTCTGGCGGTGAATCCGCTACTGATGAGGAAAACAAAACAAAACGAAACAAAATGAAAAATTCCGTAGAAATCACAAAAGAAGCCGCATGGTTGCTAATTGGCAACGATGAAAAAACTTGGGACGGCTACATTCAAAACAAGCATTCCGAAACGTCGTTTTATTTAGCGCGGGGGTTGCGGATTGCGATAGTCCATAATCACTCATCAAACATAACCCAATATTTCACCCAAGAGGACGGAAGGGGGGCAGCATGAAATTTGCCTGCACTCGATGCGGAAGCCGTCACTGGCCCGATCCTGACAGTTCCTGCCCTTTGTGCCGCGATGATAGGGAGGAACCCGCCGAAGCCCTTGACGACCCTCTGGAGGCTCAAGAACAGGCCATTGAGAGGTTTACCCGTGAGGGATGCCGCTATGAATCCGCCGCTTTATGGTGGGATCAAATAGACAAGCAAACGGACAAGGAGCAAACGCCGGAAACCATGGCCGAAAGGCTGGCTTGGCTGCACGGCGAGGCTTGCCGGGACGCATGGCAAGACATGGAACAATCACCGTCAAGCTTTGCATGGGCCGACGTTTGCGCCATTGCAGGATTTGACCTTTGCAAACACTACAGAAAACCAAAACAATAGAAACCAAAACAATGAGAACACACAAAAGCGACAGCGTAAACCAATACGGGCAGGGAGACTCAACTATCTGCGTGACCCGTGCAGCATGGCGAAGGGATCACGGCGTTACGAAAAAGGACGTTACCCTATTTATTGGGGCCGCATACGGTGAAGTGAGCCGCAAATTTGCCGCTGGCATCATGCGTCAGTATCGGCGGACTGATAAGGAAATAAGAAACTTAGAGAACAGGGGGGCGAAATGATCGTGGATTTTGACCTGCTAGTCAGGGAAACTGCGGATGTTTTCGGAGTTTCAGCCGAAGACATTCTAGGCCCGAAACGGACGAAACTTGCCTCATTGGCCCGTCATGTCGTCATGGCCTGTTGGGCGGATCACCATCCTTACCAAGACGCCGCTGACCGCTGCAATCGCACCTGCCACAGCACCGTGATTTGGGCGCGGCAGAGGGTCTTGAATGAAGCCGAAATGGATGTTTCCTTCGCGGTCATGCTCAACGCCATTTCCCGCCGCTGCCAATACGGAGCGGAACCCGAAGAAAAAGAAAAAGAAATTGAAATTTACGCTTGAACCCGGCTTGAACTCGGTTAAAACGGACACGCATTCAGCAACAAACCAAAACGATGACAACAACAACGAAAACAAACGAGGCGATTGTGGCGCAAGAACCACAAAACATGGCATTGGCACAGGTCAGCGCGGAGACTCAGGCATTTGAGCTTGTCCAACGGCAAGCAATGATGTTGAGCAAGTCCACGCTAGTTCCAAAGGACTTTGCCGGGAACGTAGCAAACTGTGCAATCGCCTTGAACGTAGCGAAACGGACGCGCCTTGATCCATTGATGGTCACGCAAAACCTCGCAATCATTCATGGACGGCCAAGCTGGAGCGCAACGGCATTGATCGGCATGATTAACGCATCCGGGAAGTTCTCCCCACTCCGCTTCGTGATGGACGACGACGACGCTCCGACATCCTGCTACGCCGTAGCAAAGGACAAGGACAGCGGAGAGGAACTCAAAGGGGAAAAAATCACGCTTGAGATGGCAAAGAAAGAAGGCTGGTCAACCAAGAACGGTAGCAAGTGGCTGACAATGCCGGGGCAAATGCTGCGATACCGTGCAGCGAGCTTCTGGAGCCGTGCATACGCCTCCGACATGAGCTTGGGGATGTATACGCAAGACGAAGTGAGGGACTTCGCTGAACCTCCGCGCAACGTCACGCCCGCAAAGGTTAACCCGTTCATCGAGGAACCCGTCGAAACGCAGGAAATCGAGGCTGAAATCGTGGAACCCGTCGAAGTCGAAGTTGTTCCCGAAACAAAGAAACAACCAGTAAAGGCTCACGTTGATAAGCTCACACAGGCTTTTGAAGCTATGGCGAAGGAGGTGGAGCCGTGAGAGTTACACACACGCCGTTCAAAACGAAAACCCGCGCAATCGGCAGCGACCTTGAAATGACGCTGGCATTGGTCGGCGCATTGAAGAACCCAAACAAAAGCGCATTCAGCAAACTAGGCAAGATCGCCACAACCCTCGCAAAGCTAATCAAATGAAAATCGAACAAGGACTAGGCAAGACGTATTACGAGCGCACAGCGACCCCTTCAGACCCCAAAGCGGGACCAGTGTCAAAGTCGTTGCTGTGGGATTTTAATAAGTCTCCTTTCAAGTGGCGACACAGCAAGCCAAGGGAATCATCAAAAGCAATGGAACTGGGAACGCTTATCCATGCTGCGGCACTGGAACCCGAGACATTCGACAACCTCGTTACCGTCTCACCCTTTGCGGACTTCCGCACCAAGGAGGCGCGGGAGTGGAGGGACGCTCAAGTCGGGAAGATCATTACATCGCAAGACGAGATTGCGCGGATCAAGGAGATTGCCGCTGTTGTCATTGACGACTATTACCTGTCATTCCTCGCAAATTACCAAACGGAAATGGCGGTATTCGGAAAGATCGGAGAAACTGAAATTAAGGGACTCATCGACCTCGTTCCTGATGGCTTAGACTGCCTCATTGACCTCAAGACGACATCCAGCATTGACGGCCTGAATGGCATCCAGCGCGGCATCGTCAACTGGGGCTACCACTGGCAAGCGGCACTCTACCTCGATCTTTGGAACGCAGCCAGCGGAGAGAAACGCAACCGATTCGTATTCTGCTTCGTTGAGACTGAGGCCCCATACGAAACGGCATGGGTCGAATTATCTGAGAATTTGCTTGAACTCGGTCGAGCAGGATATATGAACGCCCTAGCCAAGTGGCAAACCTGCGTTGCAACGAACCACTGGCCGAAACAAATCGAAGGAATTGCATTAATCGAAACACCGAAATACATTACACAATGAAACAAACAATTGATATCAGCATTGACGTTAGCAAGATCGACAAGACGGCTCTTTACGAGTCGCCAAAAACAGGGAAGAAATATCTCAGTATGTCGCTGCTCATCCGTGAGGAGAAAGACAAATACG